TGAATTTGCAGAAAAATATTTCCGTCAGGGAATGCGCGTTTCCGTTTCCGGTCGTATCCAGACAGGAAGCTATACAAACAAGGATGGCGTAAGAGTCTACACTACTGAGGTAATCGTAGAAGAACAGGAATTTGCTGAAAGCAAAGCTGCAAGCCAGCAGAATCAACAAAATTCAGACGGACCGATGCCGAGTAGTAATGATGAATTTATGAATATTCCAGATGGCATTGACGAATCATTGCCGTTCAATTAGGAGTTAAAAAAATGGAATGTAATTATCCAGACTGTATGAATTGTCAATTGGACGATTGCGAGATGAATGAAAAAGATATAAAAGCAATGCTCAAGAGAAGATGCTGGAAAGCTAATCCAGAGTTATTTAGGCAAAAGCAAAGAAGTTATAGAGCGAGGGTGCGAGAGAATCTTCCACATTGTGACGAATGTGGCTCTTGCATTCGCGTGAAGAAAGATAAGGGTGAGGGCTTTAGAAGGTTATGCATAGAAGAAATGAGACTGATAGAACAAAAGGTTTCGAACAGCCCTCATTGGTGCAAGAAAAGAATGAAAGGGGAGAGGGCAAAGTGACGGTAGAAAAGATGCCATCCGAAAGTATCCGTGAATTTCTGAATTTTTTGAAATGTTGTGACAACGAATACAAAGAATGTGTTCCGCAAGTTCATAGATACGATAGGATGTCTCAAGATTACTTGCACGGAATCGAATTTGCTCACAATTACGAAGAACGTTGTAAACTGGCAACAAAAATCCATAAGCAACGTAATGATAGACGAGCAATGAAAGATAGAGTAGAACTGGTTGATAAGATAGCTAAATTTTGCGCATACAAGCAAAATAAACAGTTCATCGACCGGCTCAAGAGCCTTTTGAAAGAACAGGAAAAGGCGGAAGAATACGTGCTAAGTGAACGACATTATAACATGAGAGGAGGTCTGCCCGATGATATTGATTAGTGACAAAGGGCAACAAAAAGGCAAGCATACAGCGAAGGAAAATTATTGGCATGCTCGAGGGATTGAGCTATTAAATATGCCTCTCCCATGCGGTGATTACATAGTTGCTAACGAAAAAGTCATGAATGTAATTGAGCGTAAAAAAGAGCGTGGAATCCCGGTAAAGAAGATGGATTTTCTAGGAACGTATGATGTAACTGTTGATACAAAGAAGGACATTCAAGAGCTTGTCGGTGACATTTGTGGAAAACAACATGCGAGATTTCGGGATGAATGCATTTTGGCTCAGAACAATGGAATTAAGTTGTATGTACTGGTGCAGAATGTTGGTGGACTGATAAAGGGAACGGAAGATATCTACAATCCGACGATAACTCGGTTAGAGGATTTGCATAAATGGAGAAATCCGAGATTGTTTGAAATGAAGCGTTCGAGTGAAATCATTGGATATTATAAAAGCAGTGGAAATCCGATTTACAAAAAGATTCAAAAGTATCCATCAGCTACTAAAGGGATAACGCTCGCTAAGGCTTGTGCAACCATGCAGGAAAAGTATGGTGTTGAATTTGTATTTTGCCATAATCGAGATCAGGGAGCAAAGGTACTGGAGTTACTTCAGCGGGAGGTGAGCTAGATGGCAGATGTGAAATGGATAAAAATTACAACAGACATTTTTGATGACGAAAAGATATTGCTCATTGAAGGCCTTCCGGAATCGGATTCAATTATTGTAATTTGGTTCAAGTTACTTTGTTTGGCTGGGAAAACCAATAATTCCGGCGTATTCCTAATGAATGACTCAATTGCATACACGGACGAAATGCTCGCAACAATCTTTCGTAGAAAAGAATCAACTGTAAAAATGGCATTAGATACTTTTGAGCATTTTGGAATGATTGAGAGAGTTGATGGCGTACTTACTATACCGAATTGGGGAAAGCATCAAACGCTTGATCGCCTGGAAAAGAAGCAGGAATATCAGCGTGAGTATATGCGCGATTACAGGGCGAAACAGAAGAAGCTTGCAGATAAATCGGATTGTAAAACTAACTGTAAGACTAACAGTGAAGCTAATGTTAGCCCCCTAGATATAGAAGGAGATAAAGATATAGATAGAGAAGAAGAATATATATTATTAGATTCTAAAGAATCTAATTGTCGGACGGAAGTCCAACGTTGCGTTGATGCTTGGAATGGTTTGGAGAAATTCGGCATTAAGAAGGTATCTCGATTAACCAATTCATCTCAAAGATATCA